TGGTCTAAGATTAAGAAAATTCATATTTTCTGATATAGGGTCTGTGGGTTTAATATCTTCTTCCAAAGGAATAACCTTATCTACATTTTCAATTCCTAAAACTTCTAACATCTGCCTATGTAGTTCAGGCATATCATACATTTCAGGTGCTTGTTGTGCTAACTGAAGTGCAGCTTGATACTGCATAATTCTTTGAGACATAGTTGCAGCATTTGGATTACTAACAGGAATTACATCAACACGACCATCAAAGTCTTCAGATTTTAAAAATTCATCAGGTTCTTCAAAATATGGATATTCTGGTGGTGTAAAGTCATGTATTATTTTTGTAAGTATAACAAATTCCTTATGCATTGAAGAATGAAGTCTAGCTTGAATTGCACTCATTACTTTCATTTGTCTTTCCATAAGAGCAAGAGTAGTTCCGACAGGTGCTTCACTATTCATGTCAGCAACATTTAAATCACCTAGACTTGCGAATCTTCTACCTTCATCAACAATAGTTGTTAGTAAAGCGTACAAAGTTTGACTTGGTTCTTTGTAAGGTAAAAACTGTATGTTTTCTCCTATAGTTCCTCCTGGAACATCTACATCTCTAAACTCTCCTGGCATAATAGGTGTGTCATCACCTTTAATTCTAAGACCTCTAGTTTTAAGACCACCCGGTAAATTAGATAACGTACCTGCATCAACTAGCTGTCTAAGTAAAGATGTTGCAGACCTGCTTAATCCACCAATCATGTGTATTAAACCAAAACCATAAAAACCTAATCCAGGTAAATATTGATAATGAACAAAGTGTTGTATCTTTAATCTTTTAGGATCGTCTTCTTTATAATTTCTTCTTATAGCTAAAACTTTAGCATCAGATTTATTAATTGTTACTATGTATGGTAAAGCAATTCCTGTTGGCTCTCCATTGTTCATATCCTCAAAACCAAGTAAGTCTAAATCAACTTGCATTTCAAGAATGGTGTGTCTGCCGTCATCATCATAATCTACGCTTTTTTCACCAGTTAATTCATTGTATTTATCTGTTATTTCATTAATATCTGGAGTTGGAGCAGATAACTCACACTCTTTAAAAAATCCAGAGTACATTAATTTTTTAATTTCATTTTCTGATTTTTTCATAACATGAGTTGCTCTTTCGCATGTCTGAAGGTCACTTGCTCCATAACTCACAACAAAATCTTCTGCTGGAACAAATATAGAGCAAGGTCTACCCATGTTTGAATCATAGTACACTTTACGAAAAGCTGAACCTGCAAGAGGAAGAGAAAATAATAACTTTTCAGTTTCGGTTCTATATTCAACCATCTTCTCAGTTAATAGATAGTTCATATACTCTTCTATTCTTTCTGCTTGTTTTTCTCTATCAACACTTACAGTTCCAACAATTTTAGTTTTAACTGGACCTTGTGCTGGAAATATTTCTGATATTGCTTGAGATTGAAACTTTATAACTGCTTCAGATAAAAGAGGATGAAAAACTCCACAAGCGCCAGGCCACGGCTCAGTTCTTTCGTCAATAGTTAATCCAAGTTGATTTAGACCTTTGACATATGTTTCTTCCCAATCTGATCGTGATTCTTTATCTGATGTAAAGTTATCAAGGACATCATTTCCTATAACATCAAGTTCTGCATCGTCAATGAGTTCTGCTAAGTTTTCTCCAAAACCAGATTCAAGACCGCTTGTTTCTTTTTCAAAGCTAATCTCCATTCCACCATCTTCAGTTTGTATTCCAACTGACTCAGGATTAACTATTTCTATTTCTATAGCCTCACCATTTACACTTTGTGGTTTTGATTCTTCTACAACAATTCCTTTTTCTATAGCCATTTTTTACCCTTAATAATAATCAGCTCTTTTTCTTTCATCAAATGGTTCTTCTATTTCATCACTAAATAGACTAACAAAACCACCTTGCCTAAACCTTATTAACGCTTGCGTACTGCTGTCAACAAGGTCATCATGTTCTGCGTTTGGAAAAGCTGCAAACTCTTCAATAACTTCATCTGCCCATCTTGTTTCTGGACACCATACTATACCAGAAGCAAACAAGTCTGCAACTGCATTTACACGAGCTATCTTATCATTTCCTCTGCTTGGTGTATACTCTGAAACTGGAATACCCATAGCACGCAACTCAAATATCAATGGAGTGCCCGCTGCTTTTGCTTCAACAATGCAAGCATCTGGTTCGTAACTTTTATACATTTCCTGTGCTTTTGCTTTTAATTCAGGAAACTCTAATCTTTCTTTATATGCATCAAGAAGAATTAACTGTGGTGTCATTGCACCATCAAATTCATCTTCTGCATAAAATACTCCCCAAGTAGTACAAGCTGAATAATCTGCTCTTTGTGTTTTTAAAAAAGCTGTGTCCCAAGATTGAATTATAAATTGACAATTAGGAGGCTGTTCATGTTCCCATCTATTCCACCACTCTCTTTTAACTAAAGCACCTTCTTCTGCACTAGGGTTTTGTTGATATTGCGCAGACCACTTAGAAACAGGAAGTTCTGCTTTTAGTGCTTCAAGTTCTTCTAATTTCCAAAATTCAGGCCATAAAGGATTCCCTGAAGGCATTATTGCAGGAAGCTCTATAACTTTCCATTCATCAGAGCCGCCTCTTTTAATACTAGCATCTACAATTTGACCAGTTAAATCTCTGTCATGCCATCTAGTCATAACTATAACTATTGCACCACCTGGCTGTAATCTTTGTCTTGGACCAGAAGTATACCATTCATAAGTTTTTTTAAAAACATTTACATCAGAAGAAGCACCTTCTTGTTCAGAATGAGGGTCATCAATAATAAGAAGGTCAGCACCTTTACCTGTAACAGCACCGCCAACGCCAATCGCAAAATACTCTCCACCTTTATTTGTGTTCCATCTTCCAGCAGCTTTACTATCTGATTGAAGTTTAACATCTCCAAATACATTTTGAAAATCTTTGTCACCAACTAAATTTCTAACTTTACGACCAAAACCTACAGCAAGTTCTGCTGTATGTGCTGTTTGAATTACTTTCTTTCCAGGAAACTTACCTAAAAACCAAGCTGGTAAAAGATAACTAGCAAACTCAGATTTTGTATGTCTAGGAGGCATATTAATAATTAACCTTTTTAATTTACCATCAACAACATCTTGAAAAGCATCTGCCATAATTTTATGATGGCTACCATTAATAAATGCAGGCCACATATGTTTAACAAAAGGAAGATACCTTTTTTTACATTTTTCCCTATTTTTAGCATCTTCTAGGTTATGTAATATTTCAAGTATTTCTTTTTGTTTATCAGGACTATAAGTTGATAAATTATCTAAAACATCAGAAGAAGATATATCCAGAGTCATTTTTTTCCTGCTTTTTTGTTTCTAGGGAAAGACCGATTAGTTGTCTTAGATTTAACAGCTAGGTTCTTTTTTGAGTTGTTTTTAGGGTTTCCGTCTTTGTGATGAATATCTTTACCATCACCCTTACGAACTGTTCCCTTCTTTAATGCTCTATTCCTAGCTGTATTTCTTGAAGCTCTATTTTTCTTTTGTTCGGCTTTTCCCTGATAATTCTTATATTCTTTTTTATAATTTCTAGCCATTATCTTTTCTTGCCTTTATGTAAGCCATGCTTTGCATGTTGTTTACCTTTAGATGTAGCCTCTCTTTTCTTTTTATTTGCTCTTGCAAGTTTAGCCTTACCTTTTGATGTAGACTTTAACTTTTTAATGGTAGCAGACGGAGCGTATACTTCTCCAGTCTCAGATGATTTTTTCCCACTAGGAGTTGTCCATTTTTGTTTAGTCCATTTCTTTAAAGACTTTTGGGATTTTTTTAGTGTCATTACTTGTAGCCACCACCTTTTGATTTATATTTTTTAGCTAACATTTGTGCTTTTCTTGCAGACCATTGACCTGCTTTGCCGCCTTTAGTTCCTGATTTTATTTGACTAAACAATTTTTTTCTCATACCTGGCTTAGTATAATTGCCTGCTTCATTAACACGAGATTTAGTTTTCTTTTTTGCCATTTTTTAACATTACCTTATTTATATAAATTGTTAAAGGTTATATTGGCATCGGTATAACTCTCATGTTCCTCACTACTATGTATTTCTTGACTAGGAGTAAAATCAGGAGCTCCTTCTCCTGTAACCCATAATGCAGGATTTGTTACTCTTACTCTGTTGTTAGGTAAGGCTACTAAGTTACCTTTCCATTTACCTTCTGTTAAATATAATAAATGACTTTGTTTATGTTGGTCTGGACTGTCAGCTATCTCATGTTCTGTATAATCAACAGTAAAAATATACTTAGCTAAATAAAACTCTCCATCTATTTTTGCATACCAAGGTGATGACGAAGTTCTATCTATTGATATAACTGAGTGATGATGAGACATGCAATCCCAAGGTTGACATAAATGATTTTCCATTCTCTCTGGCCATTCTTCCACAGGAATATCTGCCATCATTCCTTGTATGGGCATTCTAGCCCACATAGCACCGCCATGAACATTAAGCTCACTATTGTCATCATTATCTTCCTCACAACCTGTAAAGATAACTTGAAATGATAATGACCTATCTGGCATACAGTTTACAGCTACTGCTAAACCATGAATAAACTCTCCATGATAATCTTGATGACTAGCTGTAAATTCTTTTCTTACCCATACTTTGAAGTATGGTATATTAGATATTAAATAAGACATAAAACCTCCCTTAGTTTATTTTATCTTTTGCCGCCTTTTGCTTTAGATTTAGTAGTTTTACCGCCTCTTTTATATGATTTCTTAGCTTTACCGCCACCCATCATACGAGTTTTTCCTTTAGCTTTTTTCATAGTATTATTTCCTTTTGGTTGATTAACATTAACATTTCCATCTTCTTCTTGCTTGTCTTATTCTAGAATTAGGATCATTTTTAGTTTTAGCTGAACTATTTTTTAACTGTCCTGCTGACCTAGCGCAATAGCTTTTTCTTCTCTTTGCGTCTTTACTTCCTTTTTTAACCTTGCCAGTAACGGCAGTTTTTAGTTTAGAGCCAGGATTTTTCTTCCTGTAGGCAGCAACTCCTTTCTTAGTCATTCCAGCACCAGACTTAGTAGGTCTATAGTTAGCGCCTTTTCCTTTAGTAGTTTTTCTTATTGGCTTTGCTTTTCTTTCTGCCATTACAATCTTTTTGCTACCTCTAATAGTTTTTCTGATTTTCTTAATAAGTCTTCAGATTCTTTTTCTATTTTTACAGCATCATTTAACAAAGCGATAGACTTTTTTTCAAAAAATGACTTAACGCATCCTTGAAGTATATTCCCATGCTGTAGTTCTGTTAGGTATTTTTTATAATATTCTCCCTTAACATTAACTAAAACATAGGTAGATTTATGGTCAGCATTAAAGGTAATTGTTATTTCTTTAGTCTCCTTCATCTTTTTTATCCTTCATAAATTTATATGTTGGCATAGTTACTTTTACATCCTTGTTTTTTTTATAAGCGTGTAACTCGTACCTCCATCGTGCAATTTTTTTATATTCATCGTTATTGTTTGACATTCACCTCACCAACCAAGAAATTACCTCTTACTTCAAAAACTTGGTTGTTGTGCGTTAGTTTTTCAGCTTTTTTTTGTTGTTTCTTCTTCTTTCTAGCTGATTGTTTACCACTTCCTGGATATAGTTCTGGGAACATATCTCGTAACCACGGTCTTTTTTGTGCAGTATGCGACCTCTTACCTTTATTATTTTTATCTTTCATTGAAATCTCCCTTGTTAATAAATAGTACCATTGTTTTAAAATATTTGGAAGCCCTAAACAGGGAGGGCGTTTAGGGCTTCCTCGCCTTATTTCAAATCGTTATGTCTAACCCATAATGTATGGAGCATAAGTATCGAAATACTAGCGAAACCAAATACTTGCAAAAATTTTCACAAGAGTATATACTTAGATTAATACTAGTTAGAATCTATCCAGTAGATTCTATACTGTTATTAATCTATACTAGATAATACATAGTATCTAGTATTATACTAGGGGGGTTTTTGAGAATACCACTAGAAAAAAGAAAAAAGGTTGAAAAACTTAAATTTTTTGCGAAAAATTTTTAAGATAAAAATTGTTTAGCCAATTTTCTAAAAAAAAGGGGTTAAGGCCCGTATATAAATTACCATAGGAGGAAAAAATGGTAGAAAAAACAAAAAAAACTAAAAACATTAAGAAAAAGACAGTAAAGAAACCAATTATTCAACAACCTAACAGTCAAATACTGCAAAAAGTACAGCAAGTTACTGATTTTAAAGATAAAAACAACTTACCAGGTATATTACTAGGTTTAGTTTTAATAGGAATAATGATTCTAGCTGCTAATTAGTGAAATCATTGGTATTATTTGAGCAAATCACTGTGTATATGATAACCCAGTAATTGTTATGTATATAGGGTGGTGGGGGTTTCTAAAATCGTGTGATAATTAACCTTACTTTTTTCTAGGAAATCCGTTTCTGTTTCTGAGTCGGAGGTATTCGACTAAGCGAGTGTTAGTCTGTCAGACCTAACTTGGTTCTGAGTTCTTGCTCTAGTTCTTGGATAGATTTGTTTTCATCAACTGACTCAAGTTTGTCTGTGAACATTGCCACAGATTTCCCTAGCCAAGATAGTGCTGAGACTTTGGCATTAACATTTGAATCACCATCTTCGATTATTTCCTTCAATCCATTTTCAACGTACTCTTTGACAGAGAGCATGGTGGCTTGTGAAGTTCGGTCAATCATTGCCTGATGG